GGTGGTCGGTTAGGGGTGGTGGGTTGCTCTTAGCTCCACTTCATGGCCTCGATGGAGAAGTCTGGGAAATCCTCATTGGACTCATCGACGGAGACGGAGGTGACGACCGCTGTGCCGGAGCTGACATTGGCATTCGCAGCCACAAGCGTGAGGGCAGGAGCACCCTTGCCCTTGACGCTAATCTTGGTCTCGGTGAATGGAAGCGCACCGACCTGCTTGGTGACGCCGGAGGAGTCCCTGATCGTCTTGATCTCCTTGGACTCGTCCTGAGTCACCTCAGTGATGACGCACCCAGCTCCGGGGCTGACAAGGGCTTGAAATGTGGAAGAGATTCCGATGGCAGGCATATATTACTTAGAGGGCTGGGGTTCGGGAGCAGGGGCGGGTGATTTCACGACATCCTTCTCGAGGATGAGGGGGTTGGGCTTCTCGCTCATGGAAGTGAAGGCGTGTCAAATCGCGTGTGGGAACACGGGATAGTCATGCGAGCCGCAGGGCGAGCAGTCCCGAGATCAGCAGATCAAGGGATGCCTGATTCGGGAGAATCGGCAGACAAATGAAGCCGCGAGGCGTCACTCCGAGACGCCGACCACGGCCTCCACCTCGGCGACCAATGAGTTCGCGTCCTGACTTGTCTTGGTTCCAGTTGACCAGACTCCGCGGAAGGCCGGTGTGCCACTGACGCTCGGCCAGTTGGCAGTGAGAGAGGTGGAGGTCAGGGCGGTGTCCAAGCCCTCGAGCACGGCATCCAGCTCGGAAAGCGCGGAGGCTCCAAGCAGGGCCGGAGAGACCACACGGATGGTCACGGAGGCCTTCCAGAGATTCCCCGCCACATGGTCCACCGAGGCCACAGAGATGACCAGTGTCGTGGTCTCCGGGGGGATCTCCTCGTAGCTTGTCCCGGTATGGATCACTGCCGTCGGGAAGGAGACGGCGAGGGCCGTCTTGAAAGCGGATTCAATGGCTAGGGGATTCATTTAGGAAATGACGAAGGATGAATGATGAATGATGAATGGAGGCTCACCGGCTCGATCTCACCGCATTGACGACGATCACCGGATTCGAGATGTCGCCCTTATTGCTGACAGCGAATTCGACGAGATAGCTCTCATTCTCCTCCACAAGAAGTAGAGAAGCCCCCTTCTGTGGCTCTGGTGATTTGCCAATCGGCCAGGTGGCGGTGATATTCGACGAGGTAGCGAAACCTCCCATCTCAAGGCTGTCAGTGCGCTGAGGAAACGAAACAAGAGCAAAGAACGGAGTTCCTCCGTTGATCCTGATTCGGCAGCCTTCGGAATCCGCAAGATACTTTACTCGCTTCCTGTGGCTTCTCTCTTTGGTGCTGCGCTTCACACCAGATCGTAGGTGTCAAAACAGCCTTCAGCCTTCAGTCTTCAGTCTATCCACCTTTCTCCACAAAAAGCAGAAGGCCGTCCCCCACGCACGAGGGACGGCCTTGCTTGGTTTGCCTAGTGGGAGGACTTAGGCGGCGGCGACGATGAGGCCCATCGTTCCGGAAGTGACGGCCTTCGCGGCTCCGAACATCACCTCAGCGGAGGCGACGATCGCGCGGGTGCTGCGATCTGCCATCACGTTGTAGTAGATGCTCATGCCGAGCTGCTCGAGAACCACCACGTCGCTGACCAGATACTCGTCACGGACGTGATCGAGAGCAGGAGCGGCGGAGGCAATCGCCAGAGCCTCGGGGCTGCAAGCGAAACCAGCGAGGCGGGTCTGACCGCTGAACTGGTTGGCGTAGAACACGCCGTTGTCGAACCCATACGCGCCCTTGTCGAGCGTGATCGAGGTCGTCGCGGTCGGGATGATGCCGCTGTAGAGGGTCGGCGAGAGCACGAGGCCCTTGCTGCTCGACTTGCTGACGTGTGCCCACAGCTTGGCGAGATCGCCAGCGGCGAAGTTCGCGGAAGCAGTGGCAGGAGCGACAACCGCCGCGCCGTAGTTAGCGACCGTGATCGGGGTGGTCACAACGGCCCAGATCTTGTCGGCGAGGGCGTTGAGGTTGATCTTCACCAGCTTCTCAAGCTTGATGCCGGACTGAATGTCCGAGTAATCAAGGCCGAAGGGCTGATAGAGGTGGTCGAGGGCGACGGTGGCCTTGTCCAGAGTGGTTCCGCCCGTGCTGTTGAAGCTGGTCGGGTTGGTCTGGGTGCTGGAGGTTGCCGTGGCGACGGGCACCTGGATGGTGTCCTTGGGCTTCTTGACCTCTGAGGAGAAGTCGGAGGAGAACAGATTCAGAGCTGCGAGGCGGTTGCCAAGCACGGTCTGCGCCTGCTCAGAGATCGTGCTCGCGATGAGCGCGGAATCAATGGTGTTGGGCATGGTGGTGGGGTTGGGTTGGGTTGGGTTTGCTTGGTTTCCTGTGGCGTTATTGCCTCATGAAATTAGTTGCGGCGGGCGGCGAATATCGCGGCCTTGTGCTGCTTGAAAAGTTCAGCGGCGAGCTTCTTGTCGCCTGCCTCGACGGCGGCGGCATAAGCCTCGACGGGATTGAAGGGGGCGGCCTGTGCGTCCATCTCGATCTCGACATCGGAGGGGAGGAGACCAGCGGCGCGGAGGGCGAGGTCACGCACCTTGGAAAGCCGGGCGACTTCGAGATCACGCTGCTCGACTTCAGCCTTCAGCGCGGAGAGATTGCGATGGGCGGTCTCGAGATCGGCGCGGAGGTTGATGACCTCGGCCTTGGTGTTCTCGAAATTGAGAACGACCTCGGAGAGCTTGCTCGAGAGCTTTTCCTCGGGGAGGTCTTCCACGGGAGCAGGGGCGACGACGACTTCCTCGACCTTCTCCTCTGCGACAGGCTCGGCCTTCACTTCCTCATCCTTCTCGACGGGGGCCTCGGCGGGGGCGGCTTCCTCGGGAATGTTCTGAGTCCCTTCGGGGCCTTTCACTTCGAGTTCGGCGGTGACTTCCTCGGCCTTGATCTCCTCGACGGGAGCCTCGGCGGGAACTTCTACGGGGTTGATGTCTTCTGGCATAGCTTGAAAGAGGCCTGATGGGTTCGCTGCGGGCTGATCCACGATGTCGGCTGAGTAGATCTCCATGCACCGAGCGGCACGGACGATCTCGACGGGAGACTCGGGGAGTTCGCCGCTGTTCGGCTCAACCTCCTCGCTGTCATCGGATGGCATCTCGACATCCTCGCTCTCTCCCGAGAAGGAGATGGAAAGACCAAAAGATCCAGGCATGGTCTCGGCCATCTCGAGGATCTTCTCGAAATCGTCGTGGCTCTTAATCAGGTGCAGATCGGCGCGGAGCTGGAGGCCGTCGATCTGGAAGTCACGGAGGACTCCGACCATGGCGTCGATTCCCGTGTAGTGATCCATCTTGACCCGGAGGCCGTCGACGTAGGTCTCGGCACAAGCCTTGACTTGCTCAAGCGTCACGCCGTCCACGATCATGCCGTGACCCTTGGCCTCTCCCTCGGTGATGACCGAGACGCCGCGAAGGACGCCAGATTCACGGTCAACGCGGGAGCCAGTGGCGGCGGCGAAGAAAGTCAGCTTCTGCATATTGAGGAAATGCGGAGTGTCAAATAAGGGCGTGGGAACGCCCGCATTGGACCACGCGCAAGCGTGGCCCGAAGGGTGGCACCGCTCGCCGGGAGGCGAGTGCCATCAAACGGCGGGGTCAGTCACCGGGTCTGGTGCCGGAGGTGGAACGGGTGATCCGGGTGCGGGCGGGAAGACTTCTGCCACACTGATCTCGACTCCCTCCTCGGCGGCGATCTCCATCACTCGCTTCTTCCGGCGAACGGCTGCGCGGATGGTATCGTCGAGCACTTTGTCGTGATCCTTCCCCTGCATGTTGTAGAAGTCCTGCGGGCTGATCTGACCACGCTGCATCATGTCGCTGTAGAGGCGCCCATCACGACCGATGTCCACGCTGATCTTCTGCGGGGCGACCCATGCAACCTTGCCAAGGAACCCGAACTCTTTGTTCTCCCTAATCCTACCTGCTTGTATTTCGTTCCAGACCCAGAATTTCCAGAACGGGAAAGCAAAATTGTTGATGATGGTTTCCTGAATCAGCTTGATCGTTGAGGATGCGCTCTCCATCGCGAACCTCATCGTCGCTCCTCCGGCCTGTTCTGGATCAAAGAGAATGGCATTCGGAATGCCGAAGCCGTGTGCTATGTCACGGCGGAGGTAGGTCAGAAAGGTGTCGAGGTTCGCGGAGGGGTGGGCGTTGTTGAAACTTTCGATGCGCTCGCCGGGCTTCAACTGCGGAACGATAGAACCCTCGGTAAGAAGATCTTTGGTGATGGTGCCGCCTCCCGCCTGCACCTTCTGAAGCGAGGAGCCAAGGCCGATCTGCCCGGCCTCTGGCGAGGTGATGACGAAGGCCAGCGAGGAGCCGAGCTTCGCGCTCATCTTCTCGTAACCAAGGATCTCGGTGATGTCCTGCAGGTGGTCGGCGGCGCGGTGGAGCCAAGGAGTGGACCTTGGTTGGCCGAGGCGATCAATTTTCCCGACTCTGGTCAGGTCGTCCGAGCTGATCTCGTTAAACTCGCTGAAGTTCGTCGGGTTCTTGAGGACGCGGTATCGGGTCGGGGCTCCGAGCTTGGATAGCTTCACCCCGTCGATCCATCCCTCCTTTTGATCGGCATAGGATGATCCGACATTCTCGCCGGGGATGATTCGGAACATGGCGCGGCCAGAGTTGCTTGTCTGCTTCTGCCAGAAGACATCACCGGCAAGGGCCATCTGCTTCACCAACAGCGTCTGGGCCTCGTAGAAGTTGACAGCTTGTGAAACATCACAACCAAAAGCTGCATTGCCACAGGCAGCCTCAAAAGCCTGCTCGACCTCTCTATTCCATGCTTCATCAGAGGTTGTTGCCTGCGGGATCAACGGCCCTACGAACTTTGCAACAGTATCAACGGCGCATGCTGCAAGGCCGATATGCTCATACAAAAAGAAACTTTTTTTAGTTCGCTCGATCCGGGCTGAAGGGGTGAGAGACTTGCTCGCGTCCAAGGTGGGCGTGTAGATCCACATCCGCTGCGGCGATGCGATGCCATCGGCAGAGGAGAAGTTGGTTGCCTTCTTCGGGCGACCCGCTCCGGGTCGATAGCCACCGCGATTTGATAAGTTTGATTTCTTCGGCATTTCAAACGCACCCTGTCAAACAAGCCGGTGGGAACCGGCGCGTAAGATCACGCGAAGCGTGACCCGTAGGGCGGCACCGCTCGCCGGGAGGCGAGTGCCGTCCAAAATCAAACGGAATCAAAATTGGCACAGCCCCTTGGAATCGAACCAAGCCAGATGGTTTTGGAGACCTTCTCGCCAGCCTTGGAACATTGGACTGCTAAAATGGTTCCCTGATCCACGGCGTCCCGTGGCCTTCACCAGTCAGGGGCTGGTGCCTGGGCTCCTTCACGTCCATTGGCCGGAGAGGGGGCTTCCAGGGATTCAATCGGAAATCAAACCGACCAACGCTGGCTGCTGAAGTCGGGGCTCGTGCCAAGCTGACGGCCACCGGGGCCTTCCGCGATGATCTCCTCGATGGCGGCGAGAAGGAGATTCGCCGGGACGCTGATCTGTCCGCTAACTCCACCGCCCTGACCTGAAGAGGAGATCACGACGCTCTCGTCGATCTTCCCAAATGCCTCGTCTGCCAAGGCATCAAGCTCCTCTGCGCTGAACTTGCGCCTCAGATACCGCTTGACCCCGGAGAGGTCTTGAAGCTGGTCAATTTTGTAGGAGTCGGCCATGTAGGCCGCTCCGTGTCAAACAAGCCCGTGGGAACGGGCGCGTAAGAGTAAATCAGGAGATTTTCGACTGATTTAGCCCGGCAGGGAGGCACTGGTCGTCGGGAGACGACTGCCGTCAAAGGGTCACTGGCTATCCACGGAGGCGGGCGCGGATGGGGTGGCGCGGCCGAAGTTGTTCCTCATGACGGCCCATGCCACGCAGTGGAGCTTGGTGCAGTCGCCGAAGTGGTCATTCGCGACTTTCTTCCAGTAGAAGGGGGAGACTCGGGAGTTCTTGTTCTCCAGTAACTGCTGGCCGGTGTGCCCCTCGATGAAGTCACGCCCGACATCGCTCGGGAGATGAAGCTGTGGCGGCAGCCGCTTCTTGATCCTCTCCAGATAGAGGTGGGTCTTCCAGATCGTGTCGCCGTAGGTGTAGAGCAGGATATTCAGCCCCTTGATGGTGGTGACGGCGTAGTTCCCGAAGGTGCTCTCCGATCCCTTACTCGGGTAGTAGAGGCCGACGCTCTTCGCGCATACGGAATAGACCCTCTCCGTCAGAAATCCGGAGTCGATCAGCCCGGCCACCGGCGCGACGATCTCGTCGCTCCCGGGCAACTGGTAGCGGCGAGCGGCAAGGAAGTCGGGCGAGATCAGATCCTCGACGGAGAGGACGGTGCCGTAGTCCACGACCCAACTCTCTCCCTGGTCATTTCGAGCCTCGACCGACCAATGCGTCTGCTTCTCGCCCGGATCGGCGCAGAGGGTGAGGATCGCCGGTGAGCCTCCAGCGGTGACCTCATCGGGGATCTCGCGCAGCCGGTAGCCGCCGCGCAGATCGAGGATCGCATCCTCCTTCACGGAGGCAGTGCGGTTCTCGAAGGGGAGCCCTTCGTAGGTATTCCGAAAATCATGGAGACCGCCGGGGTTGGATGACTTCTGAAGGAAGAGCTTGGCAAGTTCCCCCCAAGTCATCTGGGGGGAGTAGAGGGCGGAGATGTGGCAAGATATATGGTCGCGGGGTGCGAGGGGATTCCCCACGATCCACCGGCCACCCGAGACAAGCTTTCTCTGCATCTCCTGTGGCCAGAGTTCGCCGCACTCGCGGCACTGGTAGCATGCGGTGTCGGCCACGCCATCCAGATCCCACGCCCCGTCTGGACCACGAAGCTCATCCGACCACTTGACCTGCTCGAACTCGAGGTGCTGCTCGGCTCCGCAGTCCGGGCAGGCGACATGGTAGCGGTGCTGGCTCCCAGCCATGAACTGAGACCAGATCGCGCCGGTCTCGACGGTGGGTGTCGATGCAAGCACCCGCTTGCAGATGGTCCGGTAGAAGTTCGTGCGCGCCATGGCAAGCTCGAGGGAGGGAGCCTCGGTCGCGGAGGCGTCGGGCCACTTGTCCACCTCGTCGCAGAAGAGGTAGCGGGTGGGACGGGAGGCGAGGTTCGCCTCGCTGTTCGAGCCGACCAGCTTTAGGGTGCAGGACTTGAACTGCATCTCGGTCTTCTTGAAGAGATCGGGGTCGTCAGGCATGACCGGCTTGATGGCCGCGCAGGAGCGCAGCCGGGGGATGAGTTCACGCTCGCTCCATGACTTCGCATTCTCGGCGGTCGAGGTGACGTAGAGGATCGGGCCGGGATCCTGTGCGACGGCATACTGGATGAGGTTCGCCAGCAGGGTGGTGCCGCCAATCTGGGCACTCTTCACGAAGGTGATCTGCCGGATCTTCCTGTCGCCGAACCAGAGGTGAAGCTGTCGGAGATAGGGTGTGAAGTCACAGGAGAACCGCCCGGGGCGCGGAGAGAAGCGGGGATCGAGCACGATCTCCCTCTCTGCCCATGTCAGGGGATCCGGGCGCTCCCGAGGCTCCCACATGGAAGCCAGATCGGCTTCAAGCTTCTGGAGTGCCGGTGACATCGGGGGCGGTGGCCTTGGCATTCCAAGGCGCGGAAGCGGAGGCGGCGGCGAGTTCTCGGAGGATGGCGACCACCTCGTCGCGGACGATCCCGGCGACATCGGACTGAGACTCGATCCGAGCGGCCAGCACGTCTGGAAGGTTTTCCATCAGGCCCTTCGCCATGGCCATATTCCCCAGGATGAACTCCGAGACCTTCGAGACCTCGACCAGCCGCCCGGCAGAGGTGCCCAGCTTCAGGTTGTTCTCGGCGACTTGAAGCCAGAGCTTGTGAGCTTCCGAGGCCGCCTTCAGAAGGGCACCGAGGGAGTTGAAGTTCCCAGCCTCTTCCGTCTTGTCACAGAGGATAGAGAGCCGAGCATGGCGCACGGCGGCGGCCAACTCCGTCTGCTCAGGGGTCATCGGCTTGGCTGCGGCCTCGGGACGGGCAAAGGCGAAAGTCGAGTCCTGGGCGCGTGACCGGATAAACTCCCGCCACCGGGGGTCATCCTTGACCCGCCAGTTCCTGACTGCCCGGACGGAGACGGAGTGAGCCGCCGCACACTCTTCGATAAGCGCGGACTCGTGACGGGAATTCCTCATGGCTTCCGTTCCGTGTCAAAGGAACGGAACGGAATGGTCGGGGAAGGTCGGGAACTAATCGGCTTCCCTAACGTTCCAAGCTAATTCACGCAAAAACAACGCCAGTGCGCCCAAC